CGCCCGCACCGGCTCCGGCGGCCGCTCCCGAACCGAAGCCGGTAGAGGCGTATTGGCCCGCCGACTGGCAGGCGCGCATGTCCAAGGACGATGAGAAACGCGCCGCGCACATCAAGCGCTATTCCTCGCCCGAAGCCCTTGCCGACGCCCTGATCGCAGCGCAGAACCGTATCAGCCGGGGCGAGCTGAAGGCGCAGTTGCCCGAGAACCCGAAGCCCGAGGAACTGACGCAGTGGCGCAAGGACAACGGCATCCCCGAAGCGCCGGACAAGTACGAGCTGAAGTTCGACAGCGGCCTGGTGATCGGAAAGGAGGACAAGCCCATCATCGACGCGTTCCTCAAGTCCGCGCACGAAGCCAACATGCAGCCCCAGCAGGTCAAGGCCGCGGTCGAGTGGTACTACACCGAGCAGGAACGCATGGCCGAGGAACGGGCGAAACAGGACGAGCAGCAGCGTACCGAAGCCCTGGACGCGTTGAATGTCGAGTGGGGCCAGAATTTCCGCAGCGAGATGAACCTCATCACCAATTCCGTGCTCTCCATGTTCCCGGAGAAGGTGCGCGATGACCTGATCGGCGCCCGCCTGCCCGATGGGCGCGGCGTGTTCAACAGCCCCGAGATCATCCGTGCTTTCGCCGCCCTCGCGCACATCGTCAACCCGGCCGGTGTCGTCGTTCCGCAAGGTGGCGGGGACATGACGCAGACAGTCAACGACGAGATCAAGGCGATCGAGGCCAAGATGGGCACGAAGGCGTACATCAAGGATGAAGCATTGCAGGCGCGTTACCGCGAACTCGTCACGGCGCGCGAACAGATGCAGAAGAAAGCAGCTTAAACCCCTGCGTTGAGCAGGATTTCATTAACCAGGCGGATGCCGGAAATCCCGAAAGGTCCCGGACGAACCTGACGCAGCACCGAGTTGACTAGCAAGGCACCGATTAAGACGACCTAGGCTCCGTTAAAGGCTACCCCTAGACGCCAAAAGCGGGCACCCCGAGCGAAGGGCAACTTCCTTTTCTTTAGGAGCCTAGGATGAATCGCATCAAGACCTTTCTTCGGGACCTCATCGCCTTCGCGCTGATCCCGATCAAGCAGTACGCGGAGAAGTACCTGGTGTGCTACGCCGACACCGCCTTTCAGATCCAGTATCGGCAAGAGTACATCAAGCAGTTCGAGCAGCACGAAAGTCTGCTCAGGGAAACGACCACCACCGAGGCCGTCATCAAGGGACAGCAGGCCGTGTTCCTGGTGGCAGGCTCGGGCAACTCCAACGCGGTGACCCGCGGGACGAACGGCATGATTCCGGCCCGTCCCGACTCGCTCACGCAGAACACGGCCACGCTGCAGGAGTGGCACGACCTCGTGCGCAAGACCGGCTTCAACATCTTCGCCTCGCAGGGCAACCAGCGTGCCGTGATGCAGATGTCCTCGGTCGGCGTCCTGAACCGCAAGATTGACTCGACCATCATCAGCGAGCTGAACACCGGCACGGTGGCGATCGGCACCGCCGCGCAGACCATCCCGAACGTCGCCTTCATGGTGAATGGGCTGGTGAAACTGCAGAACGCGAGCGTGCCCTGGGACGGCAACATCACGGCCCTGATCCAGCCCTCGTTCCTCGCCTACCTCATGCAGACCACGGAATTCGCCTCGGCGAAGTACGTCGACGTCAAGCCCTTCGCCGGCGAGAACGTGCCTGCCTTCAAGGACCGGCCCCGCGCCTACGAGTGGATGGGCTTCACGCTCATCTCGCACCCGAATCTGCCCGGCAAGGGGACGACCGCGGAAGTCTCGTTCATGTACCACAAGTCCGCAATCGGCCACGCGATGGACACCGCCGGCCTGCAGACACCCGTCGGCTACTTCGAGGAGCAGGACTATTCCTGGGCGAGGGCGACGGCCTACATGGGCGCGAAGCTGCTGCAGAACACGGGCGTCGTGGTGATGACCGCTGACGGCAGCGCCTACGCCTAACCCCTCATCGGAAAGGAGACTGACATGACTGTGACCTATCAAGGCAGCACCTTCACGACGACCTCGGCCAACCCTCCGCTGCTGCTGTACAGCGTGGTGGGTGGGAAAGTCCAATACCCGGGCGTACTCGCTACGAGCTCAACCCTCGCCCGCGGCGGGAAACTCTGGTTCTACTGCTCGACCAACGCCCCGGCCGACATGAACACCGCCGGCTGCATCAGCGACGGTGGCGTGCTCGGCATGGCGCCGGGGGACTTGATGATCGGGGTGACCTTCGGCACCGGTGGGGGCATTTCCTCCACCGACATGTTCCCGTACATGGGCGTGCTGAACTCGACCAATTCGAGCCTGTCGACCGCGGCGTACAACATCACGTCGAACTACTCGACGTAACCGAATCCCGAGGGGCGGCGGGTCGTCCGCCCCAGTTTGTTTGAGTTGAGGAGATGACATGACAGACGCAGTGGCAGCACCGGCAGTACAGAAATCCACGAGCAAGCCCGTTCTCATGCCGGACAAGATCGGCCTTGCCGAGCACAAGCGCAATGACTGGGTGGTGGACATCGATCCCCGACTCACCATCGACGAGATCCTGGAGCCCGCTTTTTGGGCCCACACCGCAGCGGCGCTCAATCCGCTGGACAAGATCGAGGCGCGCTGGGAAGACGGCTCGCGCATCGTGCACATGCGGGTGCGCTTCTGCGAGCGAAACTACGCCAAGGTCAAGGTGGTCTCGGTCGAGGAACTGGGCAGCGTGATCTCGGACATCCCCGAACCGTCGAAGAAGCACCGGGTCGAGTGGAAGGGTCCGATGATGCGTTTTGCCGTGATCCGCCTGTCCGACAGCGAGGTGGTCTCCAAGGGCCACAAGACCCGCGAAGAGGCGGCGAAGTGGGTCGTTGACCACGAAGCCACCTGAGCGAAGGAGGGTAGCGATGGCATCGAAACTGAGCATCTACAACGACGCGCTGCTCCTTGCTGGAGATCGGAGCCTCTCTACCCTCACCGACGACATCGAGGGGCGCTACCTGCTCGACCAAGTGTGGGACAACGGCGGGGTGAACGCCTGTCTCGAGGAAGGCCAGTGGGAGTTCGCCATGCGCGCGGTCAAGGTGGACTACGACACCACGATCACGCCTCCGTTCGGCTACAACCGCGCCTTCTCCAAGCCCGCCGATTGGATCCTCACCTCCGCGATCTGCTCGGACGAGTTCTTCCGTGTGCCGCAAACGAGGTACATCGACGAGACCGGCTATTGGTACTCGGACATCGACATCCTGTATGTGCGCTATGTGTCGAACGGCGCACTTTACGGGACGAACTATGGCGCGTGGCCGAAGTCCTTCACCGAGTTCGTCGCCGCACATTTCGCCGCGCAGATCGTGCTCAAACTGTCCTCGGACGAGAATAAGGTGCGACTCTTCGTCAACCCGGAGAATCCTGAGCACAGCATTCGCGGGCGGGCGCTTCTGAAGGCGAAATCCAAGTGCGCCATGGCGAACCCGACGCAGTTCATGGCGCAGGGCACCTGGTCGCGTTCGAGGATGCGCGGAGTCAACCGGCGCGACGGCGGCGGCACTTCGAACCTGATCGGATGAAATGCGCGAAGTCCCCGCCATCTACGCCTTCAACCGAGGGATCGTCTCTCCCCTTGGCCTCGCGCGTATCGACCAGAAGCGCATCGCTCTTTCGGCCGAGACGCAGGACGGCTTCATCGCTCGGGTCCTGGGTTCGATGTCCTTCCGTCCCGGGCTTGCCTACATCGGGGCGACCCTTAGCAATGCCGCAGCGCGCTACCTGAAGTTCATCTTCGCCACCTCCGACACGGCACTCGTCGAACTGACGGACTCGTATATGCGGGTTTGGATCGCCGATGCCCTCCTTACCCGCGGTTCGGTTTCCACGGCGGTCACGAACGGCACCTTCTCGGGCAACATCACCGGCTGGACCGATGGCTCCGACGCTGGCGGGTCGGCTGCCTGGGACACGGGGAACTACCTCGCCCTCACCTCCAACGGCACGGCACGGGCGCTCGCCTACCAGCTCGTCACGGTCGCAGCACCCGATCGCGGCAACGAACACGCGCTGCGGATCGTGATTGACCGGGGACCGGTGACCCTTCGCATCGGCTCGACGCTGGGCGCGGAGGACTACCAGGACGAGACCTACCTCGACCCGGGCTACCATTCGATTGCCTTCACCCCGAGCGCGAATTTCTACATTCAGTTCTCCTCCACTACGGCCTACAAGCAGCGCGTGAAGAGCTGCACGGTCGAAGCTTCGGGTGCGGTGCAGATCCCGGCGCCGTGGCTCGCCGCCGACCTGAGTTACCTCCGCTGCGACCAATCCGCCG